ATGCAGATACATTGTCAATAGTATTTTCAGTACAAGTAGGCGACAAAACATGAGCATGAGGTCTAGGGTCAGAAAACTGTAAAGGTGCTCCGCCAGTTAAGTAATAAACACCAGACAAAATATTATTTGAATGTATATGAGGTGTATGAGCTTGACCTTTAGTTAATTTGTTTGCCCACATATTAGTAATCTCTATACTATCATAACTGTATTTAAAAGTATCAGTCAATATAGTATTAGATGTATCAATAATAAACTTTGCAAACTGTGGTATATGAATATGTAAATCAGTAATAGTGTTTACAGGAAAAACATCTGAATGATATTTAAATCTATCAAACTCTTTATGTACTAATAATTCTTCTTCGTTAGAAATATCATAACTAAACTCTGTTAGTATAGTAGGAAAGATTCTATGTATTTTCATACAAAAGGCCTCCCCAATACCCAACCTACTAATGACATTCTAACACCACTCTTAACCGGACTTACTTTATGCCATATATGAGAAGGAAAAGTTATCACATCTCCTACTTTAGGTTTATCATAAACAACAGTTGTATTAATGTTTTTGGGGTTAGGAACAGTAATCTCCAGTTCACCACCGGTGAAGTCTGTATTAAGTATTACACTAAACGATAACTTTCTAATAAGTCCATCAGCATAGGGGTCAAAGTGAGAATCTATATGCCAGTTGTAATGGTCATCTAAGTTATATTGAGAAAACTGTAATGGTTCAGACCTTTCTAAACCAAAGTTCCAATTCATTGTTTTATTAACTAATGCTACTTCAGAAAATAATAATCTTGATATCTTTTCATCTTTTATCCAAGATACTTTACTACTTCTATTCTTACTATTACCAGAATCTATATCAGCAGTTTGAAGACCTTCTGCTAGTCCTAAATCAATTATATTATTACATTGTTCTTTGGATAGAACATTATGAGATAACTTAAATACTTCTTGAAGAAACATTAGATAGCACCTGAAGTAAACTTTCTCCACTCAATAGAATTTCTTATTTGCCAATCACGACCACCTATAATCTTTAATGTTCTATCTAAGTAATTAACAACAGTTTCTAGATACTCTATTTTTTGTTTTGATTTGATTAGTTCTTCATCAGATTCTAGATATTTGTCTACATCTGATTTCATAATTTTTAAGTTGAAAGGTTTTTCTTGATATATCTTTGGACTTGCCTTACCAGTATAATATTCCCACTTAACTCTTTTAAGTATTTTGTAATCAGATTCAGCTCGTGTCATTAACAATTTAAAGTTATTGTAATGTTTAAGATATTTGTTGTGTAGTTGAGGTGTTTTTAAAGATTCTAAATCTAATTCAGCCTCATTTATTTTGAGGTCTTTATCGACCTGCTCTTGTAGTTCTTCTAATGTCATAATAAAATCACCGGTTAATTATATAAATTCTAACTATATTTAGTTAGATGTTAAGTAGTAGATTCAACAGTTCGAGGGTCATTAATATTTGCAAACTCATATATCAAATAACTAAATGCTACTGAACCTGTAAGATATGAAGTATCACCAGCTTGTTGGTCATAAGATAAACCTGATAGTGAAGTAGGATATAAATCTCTAAATCTCACTTCTAATATAGGATTGTTTTTACTTGATAGTATTGATAATGTAGCGTCTGAATATTGAGCGCCAACATCAAATCCTACATCATCTACTTTACCTGCTTCTCTACTATTTGCAGTTGCATTACTTGTAGGAAATCTATCACTACCAGCATTAATAAAAGTTTCAAACTGTGCATGACTTTTAGGAAAACCCAGACCTGTTAACCAACCATGTATCTCACGATAGTTCTCTAAGTTTTCATCAATCATAAAATCTACATTTAAAGAACCATAAGTTAGTTCATCACCAGGTATTGGTATAGTTTTCAATGGTGTATCTTGTGAAGTTTCACCCAATGTAATACCAGGTATGTTTACAGATGTACAGAAAAATTCTACTTTAGGCAGTTTAGTAATATTAAACTTAAACTGTGTAGCAGCTGCGTAATCTAACTTAGTTGGTTGTCTTGTTAAAGAATTTGTTTCTGTCATGGGGTAACATCTATTGTAAATATATTTGAATTTTCATCAAAATTAATAGTAGAATTTCCTATGAAAGAATTGTCATCATCAGACCATGTCAAATATAAATCTAGACTTCCTATTTGTTGCTTGTTATCACTTTCAGATGTTTGTCCTACTATACTTACCGACCTTCCGGTTCTTGAATCAGGAGTATACTGATAAAAATCTATCGTGGTAAATTTATCACTACCCTCTATTTTGTGATAGGGTGCTACACCAGAATCAGAAATTGTATCAAATGGTAATATAGGTATTACTGTACCTACACTATTGCCTTGTATTGCAACATCTTCATCAAATACTATTGTTCTTTTATATAACCGAAGATACTTATTTACAGGGTCTTGATATGAATCAGTAAATTCTTCTAATGCTTTATCTGTAATTGTAATTGCCATAGTACTATTTATAAATAACCTTTGGTTGAGGTGAATCAGAATCAATAAATATTTTAGCGTCTTTTAACGCTTCTGTGTGATTTCTATACTTGTTTTCAGTAGAAGTAACTACTAATACCTCTCTATCTAAACCTTCATGTGGAATAATAACTGTTTGAATGTCATCATCTGAATTTATTGTAGATGATGGTCTTGCAGTTTTTATTCTGTTTTTTAATAAAAACTCTTGATAAACCCAATTCCAAAACAACACATAGCTACATTGTTCTTCTGGGATATATGTATGTACACAAAATCCTAGTACTGTGAGACCTCTTTTACCCCACCAAGTTTTAGTTCTCAAATATTCCCAATGGTCATTTTTTACTGCTTTCATTGGTTTGGGTGTGCAGATTTCTAAATCAAATGCTTCATTGTTTTCGTGAATATATGCACCAGTTTTTCTTAATTCTTTTAATTTTTTAGTTTCAACCTCTACATGCATATGGTCATCTTTATAAAACTCATCATCACTTTCAAACAGATTTTTCATTTCTTCATGATTATCTATGACACCCAAATGATATCTAATTCCTACAGGATGTTGACCGTACATTCTCATATGAGTTTCATCCCCATACATTCCATCTAATAACCACTGGTGTACTGTTTTATCTATTATCATAATTTACCCCTATGTCATATTAATTGTTAATGATAGTCTAGGACCATCTATGACATCTTTTACATAATGTTTAGTTCCTTTAGATATATATAATACATCTCCAGGTGGTAATATAACATCTTCAGTTTCATTTAAAACCCAATGTGAAGTACCATAAACTTGTTTTACATACACATCATATCTTGGGTGGTCATGACTTTTAAAACCACCTTTACCCTCTTTACTCATATAGAAATTACCATATACAGGATAAAATGCAAAGCTATCTGATATTGCACCTTCTAACATTCTTAATTCTTCAGTTAAATCAAAAACATTAGACATTATAATTGTATGACCTTTTTCATAGTAATCTAATATCTTAAAATACTCTAAGTATCCTTCAGAATCAAACATTCCTTTTTGTTGAGATTCACCATCATAAGAGTTTATGACTTCTATACTAGGACTTTGTGTATGAAATTGATGTGGAAATCTTCTTCTCATTTTCCAAAAATTTAACATATCTTTTTCTTCAATATGTAAAGTATATTCTTCTAACAATTCTTTAAATTCTAATTCCATACCAATACATCTCCTTTTCTAACATAAGAATACCAACCAGTAAATATTTTTTTTTCTGTTTTAAAACTAGGCATTCCTCTATGTGTATGTGTAAAATCTGAAGGCCAAAATAATAACAATCCCTTTTCTGGTTTACATTTAAACTTTTGATATAAAAAGGCAGTCTCACCACCATCTTCACAGTTATTTAAATATATCATCCAGACCAACATTCTTTCCGTGCAGTCTATACTAGCTCTTTCAGAGTGCCAACCATTATATGCATGACCTTTTGGATATACTTGATAATTAAAGCCTGGGTCCATTTTAAATGCACCACCTTCTTTTAACATAGGATATGAACCTATATACTGGTCTAATGCAAATTGAACCCATCCTAATAGATTATTCATTTCTGGAACCTCTAAAGTAGGCCAAAGTATATCAGTTTCAACACACTCTTTATGAGCATGAGTATTACCATCCCATTTTACTAATTCACCAGTACTAGAGGATAGGGTAGAACCACCTTGCAATTCTAAAGTATTAGCCCATGCAATAGCAGGGTCTATAACATCATCAGGTGCATAATATCCCTTAATGAATAAGTCATCCTGTTTGTTAATTTCGTGTTCTTTAATCATATCACCTGTCATAATTTATAATATTATATAGTTATTTATACAAGTTTTAGATAAGAAAAGGGGCGCTAAATGGCGCCCCAATTCGTTTACTCTTTCGAGTGAGATTACATTAAGTTTGCAACCTGTACTCTACGGTAGTATCTGTTAGCGTTTGCAGAACCACTTCCGTTTATAACGGCAGCGTCCCCTGTTCCAGCTTCAGCAAATGGGTTAGCTTGTAAACCATATCTGGTTTTAAACCCAATTTTTGGTTGGAAAGTATCTTGACCAACAGCACGGACCATTTGTAGTGG